CTTGACCTTCGATGCTCCAGAGTTCACTTCCAATATCCCGTCCGGTATTGTGATCCAGAATACATCTGATGAGTTTCTGGTCGATCCAAACAGCCTCAATGTCGAAGTTGTCCTTATCTTTTACAAGGCGAACGATTTGGTTGGTTCCGACATTACTGGCTCCAGCAGCGGAAGCTCCATATGTGATCACACGGGACTGTACAAAGCGTGCATTATCACGCAAGTAATCGATCATCGTACTGAGCATCAACGTATCACCGGCTGCGGCTACATTCAGCAAACCGATAACATCCTTGCAGTACATTCTCAAGTAGGGCCGTTGAACTGCCTGTGCGAATCCCGGTGTGACAATTCCTGCGAGGGATCCCCGAATAGCCTGAACAGCAGCTTCCGATTCTCCTATGTAATCGCCCTCATAGGATTGCTCAAGAGTATCGATCAGGTTGATAAGGTTGGTGGCGTTTTCTGCTCCTGCTGCGGTAATCAGGTCCAGACATTTCGCTGCATTAACCCATTGCGCTTCAATTTCTGCCCGTGTAGGGGTAGCCATCCGTCATCTCCTTGCCCCCCTACTCCGCTAGGATTTCATTAGTTCCGAAAGGGCAGGAGGCGGGTTATCAAAGAAAGAATGAAACGTCGGAACAAAACTAAAGTAATCCATAGGAGCCGAACTAGGATCCGCTTCAAGAGGAACCAGATACACGAACTCCGATAGGGGAATATCATAACGTCTACGATACTCCTGTTCCACAACCGCCTGTCCCCGAAGAACCATATCCCGGTATTCTTCTGGGGTCATTCCTTCTGGACAATTCCCATGCGCCAAGTCAATGATCTTGGCGTTTCTTGGATGGACCGTATGCCATTCGCTTTGAGGAATATCTACGTTCCCCTCGTTTATCCGAATGACAAACCGATCCATTTCTTTGATGATCTTTTGTATTTGCATAGGATTAATTAATGAAACCTGTCCAGGGTAAGGGCGGCGATTATCATTAGAGTTCCCAACCTGAGTACTGATTTCATCAGTAAACGCTGGGAAGTGAAGGGAAGAAACATCCAACTGCTGAAACCATCTGCATTTTCCCATCCACTGAGGGCCATCTTCCGCATCTGGAGGGTCGAGCCACAGAGATTTGGTAGTCGCTCCGTCAACATACTTGAAGTATTCCATTGTGATGTTGCTGACCGACTCTGTGGGAGTATTGGATGATCTCTTTAACTTGAATGGACGTACTTCGGGAAGAACACCATGCCATACCAGGGTTGGCTTAGTGATATTGTATAGATCGATTTCTTTACTCTCTTTTACAGAATCTTCTTCGATCATTTGCGCTACAGAAGACTTCTCCTGGACCTGCGCGGCGGCTTTCTTAGGTCTACCCCGTGGCATGGTGTTCCTCCTTTTGTAAGTAAGTTAATCTATGAAACACGAATCGTTGAACGTGCGTTGATTGATCCCCAACCTTCTCTGGAATCAAACTGGACGTAAGGCTGTCCTGTGTCACGAGTGTGATCACTCGTGGCCCAGTTACCCTGCGCTTCGTTCATTCCTTTACGTACCTGTCGCAGAAGAGGACGCTGATCCCCTGGAATTCCACGCAGGAAGTAATAGAGACGGGTGTTCGTAACACGCTGATTGCTTGTCCATGCGAATTCCATTCCCGCATCTTCAAGAGCGATATTCGTGACTGCCGCACCTGTTGACGAAACAACAGAGTGTGGGCGAGTCTGGTATCGCGCCTGTCGAACCACTAGTTCGAGGGAAGGTCCGTGGAAGACACGCATACTTCCTACGTCTGCGGAATCAAAGAAGGGCTGCGATTCCGTATCCTGGAATTCGAGGAATCTACGACGAACACTATACGCATCCGTGATAATCTGCTGCACGGTCGTAGAGCCGGTCTGCGTTACCACATTTCCGGAAGCACTACCATATCTCGCACTAGCTGCGTAGAGCGAATTTCCGTCAATGGAATTTGGCACGGCAGGGAGCAGGTCTGGATCAGTGCTTGCCTGAATGAACTGGAAGAAAATCCGCTCACTCAAGGTAGCCCATCGTTGTCCAAGTTGGCGTGCAACATTGAACACCTGACCTGTCTGATCATCTTCCCAGTTACGCGGCAGATAAACTCGACGACCAAAGTCGCGGTTCTGCACGGTCAACTGCGAAGAACTGAATCCCTTCGACGGAATGGTATTACCAGCACCCCAGCGAACCGGATAGGTCGCAGAGTCCAGTACACCATAGACTTCCTGGAGTTTATCCGAGGTTGTTTCCCAGATACACTCGTTGATAATTCCCATGATAGCGCGATAACGTGGCTGGAAGGCAAGCGCGAATTCCGCACGGATGCCTTGGGTGGTTAACGCACCAATATTTGCAACTCCGGGCATTGCTTACCTCCTCAATTAAAGCAGCGATCCAAGCTGAGTCTGGAAACCGAAAATAAACACATCGGCAGACGTTCCCGAATGCCAGTACAAAACATGACCAATAGCATTCGCATATGTGCTAGACGCAGTGGTCATGTCATTATCATTTGATGCATACACCGCAGTACGACCCACATCAGTCTGTGCGCTGACACCCGTTACAGATGCTTGCTCCAAGACAATGGGGCCACACTCAACAGAGACTTCCGGAACAGGAGACGCACTCGTATCACCCACCACTGCATTGGAAGTGGAGAGACTGTTCGTCGCTGATTGTCCAATTGCCATTCCGGTCCAGATAATTGTGGATTCATCCTGCCACAAGACAAGATATCCACGATTGGATGTCAAAGCACTTGCACCGGGAAGACCCGTAAATGCTCCGGCATAAACCGTAACGCCATTAGCGACACGGTAGTTTTGAATCCACGAGTACACTCCATGAGTGCGTCGAGGAGTAGCTTCGGTAAGTGCAGCCATCGTTACCTCCCCTCCTTCGTTTCGTTAGAGAGGGCAAGCTGTTGCTCGATGTACTTTTCCTCTCGTTCTTCTTCAGTAGAACCCCAATTCGCGCCAAAATTAGCGGATTGTTTTTTCAAAGTGCGGTATTCAAGAGCGAACTGAGTAGCCTTTTCAGCCTTCTCCGGATCACCCTGATATTTTGCCAAGGTCCCATCTGTGGCTTCCACGCTTACCCCAGAGGCGGCAAAATCGCTGAAGTTGGCAGAAGGAATTTCCCGAAGAGAAGGTTTCAACGCTTCTAGGTATTTGTTGAACCATTCAGAGGCCCCTTCCTGTCCTGCCTTTTCTGCTGCAAAAGATGCGATCTGCTCACGAAGCTCGTCAGTGACGATCTTTCCGGTGAGAGAGGCTTCAGCCTCTTTCATCAGAGAAGCAGCGATCTTCTCGTTTTCCTGGTCCTTACGCCAATTCTTCAGTTCCGCGTTGTCGTTTTCTAACGCACTGAATTTGGCGGCAAGTTCTGGAGTCATTTCCATTTTCGTTCGTCCCTCTTCCCCATCAGGTTCAATCGGAGTATTCTCCGGTTTCCCCTCAATAGGGTCAATGTTCTTACGACCATCCAACTTGTCCTTGATCTCGCTAACTTTACTGCCGAGATCCTTCACAACGGTTTCCAAGGCAGCAAAGCGTGCAGTGATATCAGAAGATTCCATTTTGGCTTCTTCAGATACTTCTGCCCGTTCGCCCCCTTCACTGGGAGAGTTTTTTTCTTCCATATCGAATTTCCCCCTATCATCAGGGCCTAAAGACGCTGCAAACTGGGCAGCATGATCCACTTTAACTTCACCAATAGTATTGTTCGCAAATTCAAAATGAGGTGGTTTTGTGGAAAGAAAAGCTAGTCCAGTAATTCTTCCTTTCTTATAAGAAAGTTCCGGACTGTGTGCGGGAAGTTCTCCCCGCTGTAGCTTCTGGAAGGTATTTCCATTAACCTTCACATCCCCAAAAACCGTCCACTTTTCATCTTTACCAAAGTTGTATTTCCCGACACGGTTCGGAAGAACGTAGCCGGAGAAGTCAGGTTCATTACCCAAATCCGTATCGGGATTATGTCTTACAAAGGCTGGAGCGCATCGATGGTTTGGCCCGTCATGGTATTGCGCCAGGGAATTCCTTACGCAATCCTCTAGCTTCTCTTTATCATAAGATTCAGGAGCGTTTTTCACTCCTTTCGGAACTTCAGAAAGGATCGGTACATCCTTCAAGGTGAAGTATCCGTCTCCGGTATCGACCGCTTCGTAGTTCGCGCCTTTGATTTTAATCTTTAATCCGGCTCCTTCAGCATCGAAACTAGCAGCAAAGTCTTTCTTTGCCTTACTAGGAGCGCAGTGGGAAATAGCAATCGCTACTTTTTGATCTTGGGGTTTATCTTCGTCCTTCATTTTCTTCAGCTTTGCGCTGATACATGCTTTCTCTTTAGGACTGAAGTCGAAAGAGGCTACATCCCATCCGGCCTCTGCAAACTCTGCTGAAAGATCTATAGATGAATCTTTATTCCCCATTGATCATAAATATGCAGCTAAAATGGGGATAAAAACATGTGTTTATGTATAAGGTGGCTTTCTATGGTCCATAGAGGTTCCATTACCGTTACCATTCTGGACGGTTTTATATTTCTTTTCTTCTTGAATAGACCGGACCAGAAGGCTGCGAATTACTTCACTTTCACTTAATCCGGTAGGGAAAACTACAAGTTCACGAAATTCCATAAGTAATCGGCGCGGAAGACAAAAGACCTTCCTGGTCATTTCATGAGAATAATTTACATTCGTAACTGTTCTTTTACGCTGTGCCATTTATAAAGCCCCTGCTTTAAATCCCGGATCAGGATGGGCCTCGTGAAAATTGGGGGGTATATATGGGATTACTTCTCCATTTTTAAATAACCCTCTTCGTTCCAAATCCCCTTTTGAAATGAGGTTGACTCCGTGACGGCAGTTGTACCCTAAAGGGGGTCGAATAATTGACCATCGAGGATCTTTCGCCGTGGCAGTAAATCCCATCGCAGCGGCATGGTTGGGTCGCTCTCGATCATCGGAAACTCCAACCAGTTCTAAAGCTGGGGCTACTTCCTGAACATCTTCATCGAGAGCTTGGGCGAAGCGGCCATTTGAAACTGCGTTCGAGATATTAGTCCGATACAATACGTCGGAGTACCACTTACTCCAGGGACCGATCTCCTGCATCATCTCTCCGAATTCATCTATCCCTTTCCCTGCTCTCTCTACTTCCACGAGAGCCTTCTGCACTTCCTTGGTACGCCACATCGCCAATCTGTCATCGACGTTCCCTTCCGCAGCACGGGCAAGTGCGAAGACATGACCCTCATTATAAAGGCGTGTGACTTCCCGGTATCCTTCCGCAAGTTTGGGATCCCGACTCAGAATATCATCGATAGCTTCCCGGAAAGAAAGACTGCTAAGAGGAGTCTTGTCCCCCGTAGGTTGAAGAGGGGGAGTCTTCGCAGCAAACTTCGCACTTCGGTCCAGTGCATTCACTTCCATCAACACACGCTTACGTCCACGCATGTCAGCAAGGATCATCGTATGCTGGATAAGAGTAGCCATGTTCTTCCGCTCTCTCATCCTGTCTTTCCACGTTCCCTGGAAACGCGCCCATGCCATTCGCTTTACTGCGTCTTCAAAAAGACGACTATGCTTGTCAAGCCATCTCTCCAGTTCTTCCTTCCCGGTGATCACAGTTGAAACCTTTTCCGATCATTCGGAGTAGGAATTTGGATTGTACT